TTTCAATGAGTACGTGTCGAAGTAACCTCCTGCGTAGCCAGCGCGGCGAGTGCTCCTGGATTCCCTAAGTTCGTATGTGCCGATTAAATGGCCATCACCGAAATCGTCGGGTCCAAAAAGCCTCTCAACCTCGCAAGTGTATTGCAGGCACGCTTTTGCAAGTTCGGTCTCCCCATGACGGAGAAACCAGTTATGCATAGCGTAAAGGTTCCGGTCACTCAACGCTGTCTTAACGTAGAGTGGCCGAACGTCCATACCATTAAAGTAGTCAGCCCCGCATGATTCACGGAGCGGCCCCGAAGAAAAGCTCTTTTCTCGATTGACTGAGAATCCAGCATACTCCAGAGACTGCTCCAATAAATCAACGGAATCCTTGGGGACGATTATATCGTCACCGTAAACATTAACTACTTGTAATGGACCGTCAATTTGCTCAACAGCTGCGCTCGCAAGAGCGTAGAAGATGAGACTTTCCAGCTCAAACGTAAATCCGTTACCCATTGAAGAGAACTTATGCATCCACAATACTTCACCGTCAGGCATTTTAACCTGGCGGGTAGCAAGTGTGTACAAAGCCTCAAACCAATCGGGCGGAAGAAGAGTCTGGACGAGACCAGTTGCCAACGTGTCACTCGCCATGGATAAATCGATAGTTGAAAAACTACCATCGACGGACCCTAAGCAAGCTAAACGTTGGTTATAAGACTGATCACGTAAATTGACACCGAAGTCACCTAAACGGTCCCTAATATACGAGCCAAACCCCTTTTGAAAGAAACTATTCATTAGAGGTTCAACAAGTATTGCTCGGTCCGTCTTAAAGTTCTTCGGCACACACTGAAACCGCGCCTCGTGAATCTCAACCTGAGTAACATAACGTTCCTCATCCTCATACGAGGCGATTGATTGGACCCACATCGGGACCTCCGCGAGGAAGGTGCCTAGAGACGCGGACAAGTGGTAGCTACACGCAGCGGATACGCTCAGTTTTTCCCGAGCATTCGCTGTATCACCTTTTACGTTGGTGTTTGCTCCTGGACCAAAGGAAAACGAGAGATTTTCAAGCTCTGGCAATTCGCCTAATATACGAGAGATTTTTCGTATGGCGCGGTGAAACACCGCGTTGACGTCCGAATTCGGACTCATAGTACACAAGCGATTGTTTGAAGCCTTACAGATCTCTTCGCTCCGATAAAACGACTGCACTGCTGCTTGGCGGCGGGTATCACTATCACCAATGCCTAAATCCATAGCATTCTTTTGAAGGAATGCCTGAATCTGGCGGGCGTAAATGACATCCTCAACCTCCAACGTAGCGTAGTCGAGTTTAAAATTTGCGATATCAATGAAAAGGCCTGCATCCCAAAGCTTTTTAAGATGCTTTGAGAGAGGGCCTCCACGTTTACCGCAAATGTCCACAAGCTGTCCCAGTATATCTAAAGACTCCTGGGCATTACGTTCTTGAATCCACATATGACCTCCAATTATTGTTGGTTAACTGCCAGTAAGGCAGAAAAGGATAAATCTACTGATTAGTAGATCTGCTCACCATTGACAAACGCCGAAACGATAGGTAATACTGAACTTGAGAAAGCCGAACCTGCGCTTGCTTGATTCAGTACACCAGTCGCCGTGGTGCTTGACGCGCCTTGAGCAAGGCCAAGACACATCTTCAGGCCGTTAGCTGCCTGCGCGATGGTACTGCGCCGGTTTTTAAATGCCGTAATGATGTACGTATCCACGTAAGCAACTTTAGGTGGTGCAACATATCCACCCGAAGTGCCCGCGGTTCCTAGGGTCTCCATTACAGGGACTTCCAACTTCGCAGTTGATTTTGTATCACCAGATTTGAGCAATGTTTCCTCGAAACTG